ACTGGGTTATCACCCAAACCGACTACGAAACCGCCAACGGCTTCATCACGACCGCCCATTGGACTGCCTCTGCTGTTGATGGCGACTACACAGCCTCCATCTATTCCACTTGCAGCTTTGCCGAGGCTGCACCCACTATTCCTTATTCTGATGTGACCATGCAAGAGGTTTTGGATTGGTGCTGGTCATCGGGCGTTGACAAGACAGCCACCGAAGCTGCTTTGGCTGCACAGATCGCCTTGCAGAAGAATCCTGTGGTTGCCACTGGCACACCCTGGAGCGCGGCATGAATTTGAGTCTTGACGCCAACGAAGTGCAATTCATTCTGAATGTCTTGGGTGAATTGCCATCCAAGTCAGGTGCATGGCCCTTGATCGTCAAGATTCAAGAGCAGGCCAAGCCAGCAGAAGCCCCACCAGCGGAGTGACCCATGCCAGAGCAGATTGATGCGACAGACGCCCGTCTGTCCACCCATGAGCAAGTTTGCGCCCATCGGTATGAGGCCATCCAAAAATCATTTGAGTCCGGCTCAAAGCGGATGACCAAGATCGAATATCTGCTTTACGCTGTGATCGCTGCTGTCTTACTTGGCCCAGGTGTTGCAGCCGAGATGGTCAAGAAAATATTTGGGTTATGAAAGATTGGGCAGTCAGCTTCATCGCGGCTGCCCTTCTTGTCGGCATGGTCATTTGGTGCGCCAGAATCTTTATCTGGGCGCTGTCATGAGACTTAAAATTGCCATCGGCATAATTGCTGTGTGGTGGCTCCTTCAGGTCGCCTTGTTTGTATTAAGGGGGCTGTCGTGATCGATCCGGTGAGTGCAATGGCCGCTGTCAGTGCAGCGGTAAACATGATCAAGAAGGCATCAAAGACGGTCGATGATGTCTCAAGTCTTGGCCCACTGATCGGCAAATATTTTGATGCCAAGCACACGGCCACCAAAGCAGCCAGCCAAGCCAAGAAAGCTGGCGGGTCCAACATGGGCAAGGCCATTGAGATTGAACTGGCGCTGAAGGCTCAAAAGGATTTCGAGGAGCAGCTTAAAGGTCTGTTCTTCTCCACCAACAACATGGACGTTTGGAACTCCATCCAGCAGCGTGTGATGGAGATGAACAAAGAAGACCGCGAAGAACAGCGCAGAGAGGCGGCAAGAGAACTCAACGCTGCCAAGAGGCGCAAAGAGGTGATCGAGTTGACCATTGCCATCACGCTGATCTCGGTCATCGCCATCATCATCTTCTGGGGCATTCTGGAAATTGTCTTTTATTGTTCTGATTACGGGTGCGGGTCATGACATGGACAAGTGGAAAGAGGCCAAAGATGGTTTTGACAAGTGGCTCAAAATCAACTGCTATCTGGCTTTCATTTGGGTCGGTTTCAAGGTGCTGGTGTTCTTACCCCCAGACATTGCCAACCGAGTCATCGAGGCGTTCTTGGAGAAGCTAGGCATATGAAAATCATTGCATTGATCGTGGCCATGCTGGCGCTGTCTGGTTGCCTTGAAGATAGGTACAGATACCCATGCCAGAATCCCGACAACTTTCACAAGCCTGACTGCCAAAAGCCCAAGTGTCTGTTCACCCAGCAATGCCCTGAGTATTTAGTGGCCCCAATTTTGGAGAAGCAAATTGATCAAACTAAACAGCCAGCCAGCACAGAAGCTAACCGCTGAAGAATTGGAGGTCAGGGTCTGGGGCTTTGTGGTCATCATGATCACGCTGATTCTGGCTGGCATTGTCTTTGCCCTGCTGTATTCAGTCACCTTTGTGACGCAACCCATCAAGTCGATGGCCCCCATTGACCAGGCTTACACCAAGATGTTGAATGACATCGTGCTGCTGATCGTGGGCGGCATCGGCGGCATTGTTGGCAAGCGTGCGGTGTCTGGTGCGGTCAATGCCATGCGGTCACCACCCTCTGGGCCGCAGTATGGCCAGCAGTATGCGCCCTTGCACCACAACCATGCCCCTCAGTACGCCTACACGCCACAGCCCTCCAACGCCATGCCGGACTTCAACTGGATGGGCTTTAAGAATCCAGAACTGGATGAGTCATGGACGCCTGGCCCACCACCGACCACGCCACCAGAGCATCAAGAGCCTGATGACGAGCGTGCAGAGATTGCAGCAGCCCGTAAGGAGCAGGCGTGAGTCCGCTGACCCTGTACCCATCGCTGGCGCTGGTGGCCTTGCTGGCCATGGGTGGGTTTTACAAGTATGGCCACCACAATGGCTGGAACGACCGAGATGCAGAGATGCAAATCGAGATCGCCAAAAAGAATGAGGAAGCCAGAGCCAAGGAGCAAGAGATGGCCAAGGCTGTGGCTGATAAGGAAGTGGAACTGCGAAAGGCAAATGATGTCATTACCAAAAAGCAAACTGACCTGGCTTCTGCCATTCGTGCTGGCAGGGTGCGCCTCCCCGCCCCAAGTTGTCCACAAGCCGCCCCAAGTGCCGCCATTGCCCTTGGAAATAGCGACCAAGCGAGAAGCGAACCTGACCGACCGGCTGACGCAGCTTCTGATGCCGAACGATCCACCCTCCAAGCCATCGCAGAAATAGTGGCGCAAGGCGACAGAAACACGGTCCAGCTAAACGCCTGCATTGACGCATATGCCAACATGAGGAACATCATCAATGGTACGCCCTGACCAACTCCAGCAACTGCACATTGCCCCACATTGGGCCGATGCGCTCAATGCCACGTTTGAGCGATTCAACATCCTGACCCCACGCCAGCAGGCGGCATTCATTGGCCAATGCGGCCATGAGAGCGCCAACTTCAGAGTGCTGGAGGAGAATCTAAATTACCGGGCTGCCACCCTGCTCAAGCTGTTCCCGCGCACGCCCAAGCGTTCATGGGGCTTTACGCCTGAAGAGGCCGCAGCCTACGAGCGCCAGCCCAAAAGAATAGCCAACCGCATTTACGGCAACCGCATGAACAACCGGGATGAGGCATCGGGGGATGGCTTTCGTTTTAGGGGCAGAGGAATTTTGCAATTAACCGGCGCGGCGAATTACCATTACGCAAGCAAAGCCCTCGGCGTGGACTTCATCATGGAGCCTGACCTGGTGGCAACACCTGAATACGCCGCCCTGACCGCTGGCTGGTTTTGGGACACGCAAAAGCTAAATGCCATTGCCGAGTCCGGCAACCACCTGGCACTTACCAAAAAGATCAACGGCGGCACGATTGGGCTGGATGACCGGATCAAGCACACCAACGAGGCGCTGGCATTGTTGGGCGGGTAAAGGTGGAATAATTGCACCATGTCCAATGCCAAGCAACAGTTTGAAGCGCCATCTATTCCAAGTCTGGGATTCCCGCCAGAGGGGTACGAGCGCAGGCACTTCAATGAAAACTATGGGGCTTTGAACGGTTACTTCCGCAAGGTCACCAGCATTTTTGGGTCGCTGTTTGGCCCACAGGGCGGCAAGTTCTTAAACCATCCGCATGGTGCTTTTCACAGCAGCATTGATCAGGTGGCTGCCAGCACCACGGTAGCCTATCCTGTATTTTTTGGCAACACAGACTTTTCCAACGGTGTCACCATTGCCAGCGATTCAAGGATCACAGTGGCTGTGGATGGCGTGTGGAACCTGCAATTTTCTTTGCAGATCAAAAACGTCAGCAACGATGGCCAAGACTTTGACATTTGGTTTCGCAAAAATGGCACAAACATTGCCAACTCCAACAGCCGGTTTCACGCTCCAGCGCGGAAATCTTCTGGTGACCCCAGCCATTTGGTGGCGTCTTTAAATTTCTTTGTTGATATGGTGGCTGGTGATTACATCGAAATTGTCGGCTGCGTGACCAGCACCGATTTGAGCCTGGAGGCATTCGCTGCCGGAACCAGCCCCACACGGCCAGCAGTGCCATCGGCCATTGCCACCATGACCTTTGTGTCCAATTTACCAACGGTGTGACCATGTACATCCCCATCAAACTTCCACCAGGCATTTACCGAAATGGCACAGAGTACCAAGCTGCTGGCCGGTGGTATGACGCCAACCTAGTGCGCTGGTACGAGAACACATTGCGCCCCATCGGCGGCTGGCGCAAACGATCCTCGCAGCAGATCACAGGTCTGTGCCGAGGCTTTTTGAACTGGCGGGACAACAGCGCCACCCGCTGGACTGGCCTTGGCACACAGTCCAAGCTGTACGCCATGAGCGAATCCGGCACGATCAAGGACATCACGCCCACTGGCTTTACCACCGGCAGCGCCGATGCCATCGTAAAAACTGGCTACGGTTACAGCGATTACGGGAAATTCAGCTACGGTGTGGCACGGCCTGACCTTGGCTCCATCACGCCAGCCACTACATGGTCCATGGACACATGGGGCGAGTATCTGGTGGCCTGCTCCAACGCAGACGGGAAAATCTACGAATGGCAGCTTGGCTTTACTACGCCCACCATTGCGGCTGCCATTGCCAACGCGCCAACCAGCAACAAAGCCATTTTGGTGACAGCAGAGCGTATCTTGTTTGCCCTTGGCGCTGGTGGCAACCCGCGCAAGGTGCAGTGGTGCGACCAAGAAAACAACACGGCCTGGACGCCTGCCACCAACAACTTGGCTGGCGACTTTGAACTGGCAACACCCGGCACGCTGCTGGCTGGCAAGCGGGTCAAGGGCATTAACTTACTGTTCACTGACGTTGATGTCCACACAGCGCAATATGTGGGCGCGCCATTTGTTTACGGCTTTGAAAAGGCTGGCAGTGGCTGCGGTCTCATTTCGGCGCAAGCGGTGGCGGCCATTGACACTGCTGCCATCTGGATGAGCAAGTCGGGCTTTTGGATTTATGACGGTTACGTTAAGCCACTGCCAAGTGATGTGGGTGACTACATCTTTGGCAACATGAACTTCAACCAAGCCAGCAAGGTCTATGCGGTCCACAATAGCCAGTATGGCGAAATCTGGTGGTACTACCCCAGCAGCGGCAGCAATGAGAATGACAGCTACGTCACTTTCAATTACCGTGAGAACCACTGGAACGTGGGAACACTGGCGCGTACAGCAGGCACAGATTCGGGTGTGTTCTCACGCCCCATGGCGGTGTCGGTGGATGGCTATGTGTACGAGCATGAGGTGGGCTTTGCCTATGACGGTGCGTCTGTCTTTGCCGAGTCTGGACCCGTGCAGATCGGCAACGGTGACAACATCATGAGCGTGCGCGAGGTGATTCCTGATGAGCAGGCTTTGGGTGATGCGGTGGTGTCGTTTACCACCAGAAATTACCCCACAGGGACTGAATTCTCCTATGGCCCGTATTCGGCAGCCAACCCCACAAGCGTGCGCTTTTCTGGTCGGCAGATCAATATGAAGGTGACGGGCGCTGTCCTGGCTGACTGGCGCGTGGGTGTCATGCGCCTTGATGCTGTGGCCTCTGGCAAGAGATGAGCGACCGGGAACACCTAGAGCGACTGCGCCACCATGTGGAGGCGGCATTAGAATACTCTGGCGGCACACACCATTTCGAGGATGTCCTCGAGATGGTCGAAAAGAACCAGTTGCAGGTATGGCCTGCAACGCAGTCGATTGTGCTAACTGAGATCATTGTCTATCCCAGGCTTAAGAATTTGCATTACTTCTTGGCTGGTGGCGACCTCGATGAACTCTCACGGATGCGACCGATGATCGAATCCTGGGGCAAGTCATTGGGCTGCACCAGGGTGTCATTGGCAGGCCGAAGGGGCTGGGCCAAGACATTTTTGAAAGATGAAGGGTACAGCCCACAGTGGACTGTATTGGCAAAGAAACTTTAGGAGCAGATGATGTCACTCAGAGATTTTGAAGCCTTTTTGGCAACACCTGGCGCAAAGACGGATGCGCAGGTGGTGGCTGCCATGAATGCCAATGGGGTCACTGCGGCTGATGTGGCGCGAATTGTGGGTGCGCCTGTGGCAGACGTTGCGGCCCGTGTGGGCGCAGTTCAGGAGGCCAACTTCTTGGACTTCTTGATGGCTCCAAGTTTGACCGATGCGCAGATCGTGGCCGAAATGAACAAGCTGGGCATTACCCCAGAGCGCGGCTCAGTCATCACGGGAGTGCCTTTACCAGAGGTGCAAAGCCGGTATGCAGCGGTGATCTCACAGCCTGTGGTGCAGCCTCCTGTGGTGCAGCCCCCTGTGGTGCGTCCTCCTGTCGTGCAAACCCCTCCTGTGGTGCTGCCCCCTGTGGTGCAGACCCCTCCTGTGGTGCGTCCTCCTGTCGTGCAAACCCCTCCTGTGGTGCGTCCTCCTGTCGTGCAAACCCCTCCTGTGGCTCGCACCAATGAAGACATCTTCCGCGCATTTCTCATGACCCCTGGTCTGACCGATGCGCAGATCACTGCGGAGATGGGTCGGCTTGGCATTACCAACCGGCAAGGATCAAACATCACTGGCGTGCCTATCACAGAAGTTGAAAACCGCATCAACGCTTTGAGCAGCACCATGCCCTTTGCCAACGCCACACAAGGCTTTACGCAAGACTTCAACAATTACACCTCCATTGCCCCAGGTGCGCAGTTTGCTGGTGGTCAGTCGCCTTACAGCCAGATCATGGCCCAAATGCGCCCTGTCGGTAACCCATACGCCACAGCGCGTGCTGGCCTGCCCATGGGTGGCTATGACCCAGGCATCTACGACCCTAACCTGTTGTCGAATTTTGTACGGCAGCGTGCCGCAGAATTGAAGGCGGCTGGTTTGCCTGTCCCATTAGGGATGGATGGTGGCGATGGCCCAGGCGGCGTGGGCGATGGCGCAAGCAGCGGCTCTGGTGATGCGGCTGGTGATGCCGCAGCGGCGGCAGCAGATGCAGCAGCCGCAGCCTCTGGAGAGGGCACTGGACCAGGCACGGGCGCTGGCTGGTACATGGGCGGCTTGATTGATCGTGTGTCTGGTGCAAACCCCAGCGGCCCTGATGATGGCCAGATCAATGTGCAAGTTGGCGAATATGTGGTGAAGAAATCTTCTGTGAACAAGTACGGCAAAGGCTTGCTGGACATGATCAACGAAGGCAAGATTCCAGCCAAGAAAATCAAATCACTTTTGGATTAAGGGGACAGATATGTCAAAAGGCGGCGCACCAGATGTGACAACCAATGCGGTTGATCCAGACATCAAACAAGCATTTTTAGCCAACTTCCAAAACGCTCAAGGGGTGGCCAGTGCGCTGCCCACCCAGCAGTTTGCTGGCCTGAACCCACTGTATCAGGCAGGCGAGGAGGCACTTGTCAACACGGCCTTGGCTGGCCCAGGCATTGCTGGCACTGACTTGGCGGCCCAAATGGCTGCATATGGCGGTGTGTACCAGCCTGCGCAGCAAACAGCCCAATTGGCCAACCTGAACACGACTGGAACTGGAAGCATCGCCAGTTACATGAACCCATACACCGAGAATGTGCGCAAAAACGCATTGGCTGACTTGGAGTCGGCACGCCAAACGGCCATTCAGCAAACGGGTGAGCGTGCCCTGCAAGCGCGTGCATTCGGTGGATCGCGTCAAGGTGTGGCCGAGGGCATCACCAATTTGGGCTTTGCACGCCAAGCTGGCACGCTGGGGACGCAACTCAACGAGAACGCATTCAACCAGGCTGTGCAGTTGCAGGCTGCTGACTTGGCACGCCAGCAAGCGGCTGACGCTGCTAACCAGCAAGCTGGCTTGCAAGGCGCTCAGTTGCGTCTGAGTGGCGCTGGTGCGCTGGGCGGCTTGGCCGCACAGCAGCAGGCATTGCGCCTTGGCGGTGCGCAGGCTGTCATGGGCGCAGGCGATACCCGCAGAGCCTTGGACCAGCAACAAATGGACGCCATCCGCAACATCGGTTTGCAGCGCCTTGGCGTGGTGCAAACATCACTTGGCGCACAGCCTGCCAACCTGGGTGGCACTGTGGAAACGCCTATGTACAGCAACCCAGGCGCTGGCCTGCTTGGCGGCGCACTGGCTGGTGCAAAACTATTCCCTGGCAACCCGCTGGGCATAGTTGGCGGTGGTCTGCTTGGCGCGATTACGGGCCGTTAAGGAGTAAGAAATGGCAATTGACTTTTCCAACCTGTTTGGCGGCGATGACACCACGGGCATCAATGCCCTGCTTACCCCTGCGCAGCGTGCCTTGATGGAGCGCAATGCAGGGCTGTCAGCCGCTGCCGCTTTACTTCAAGCCAGTGGCCCCAGCCGACAGCGTGTTGGCCTTGGCCAAGCCCTTGGCTCTGCTTTGCAGGCTGGCCAGGGTGCATATGAAAAGGCGCAGGCCGGATCGCTGCAAAATTTGATGCTGGGTGCAAAGTTGCAAGATATGCAGATGGAGCGTGCGCGTCAAGCAGCGTTTACCAGCCTTTTGGGTGGTGGCCAGCCAACGGGTCTAAACGCTGCGCAGGCCAGCTTGGCTGCGCCAGTGGAAACTGCCGGACCAGTGGGTCCAACGCAAACGCGTGCGGCGCTGATGAATGCAGCACCACAGCCGCAGTCGGGTGGTCCACTGTCCTTCTTGAATCCTACGCAGCGTGCGTTGCTAGGCGGCATGAAGCCAGATCAGGGATTGCCTGAAATTTTGAAACTGTCCCAAGCCTCTGAGGAATATGGCGCTCCAACGCCAGTCGTTATGAATGGCCGGACGGTCATGGTGCAGTACAACAAGATGGGTCAGCCCCGTATTGCTCAAGGCGCTATGCCTTATGAGGCTCAGTCCCCCGACATCCGCGCTGTGGAATACATCAGCGGCCAGCCATTGGCAGGCACTGGCCCGGCTGGCATTACGCAAGTCGGTCAGTATCGCCAGCAAATTGCGCCAAAGACCACGACCAACGTGGATGTCAAGATGCCTGGGAATCAGCAATTCTTGGCTGGTGTTGGGACAAACATTTCCGAAACGCTGGCCAACTTAACGGCAGGCGCTACGGCAGCCAATTCAACCTTGGCCAACGTGGATCGCATCTTGCCAGCACTAGATAAGGCGGTGCTTGGCCCTGGTGCTGACTATCGCACCACCATGCTGCGCGTGGGTCAGCAACTGGGCATTGCAGGGGCAAATGCCAACGACACACTGGCCAGCACAGCCACTGTGGTGCAAGGCTTGGCGCAGGCTGAACTTGATGCGGCTGCGCAGATGAAGGGTCAAGGCACTTTGACTGATGCCGAACGCGCCATCTTGCGTCGCGCTGCTGGTGGCGATCAGTCACTAACTGCTGTGGAAATTCAAACGGGCTTGAATGCAGCCAAAAAGAATGCCAATGCCCGTTTGAAATTGCAAGAAGATTATTTGAAACGCGCCCGTAAATTGCCAGGCTTTGAGCAATTTGCACCACTGTATGAGGTCACTCCGTATGGCGGTGGCGGCAACCCATTGTTAAACTTGATCGATCAAACATTGCAGCAGCGATCACCACAAGGGGCAAGACGATGAGCGATCCACTGGCTAGTTTTTCCACCGAAGAATTGCTCAAAATCAGGTCGGGCGATGTGTCCGGCCTGTCCACCGAAAAGCTGCAACTGCTGCGCGGCATTTTGAGCCAAGCGCCGATGTTTTCAGCGCCGGACATCCCAGCCGCAGCCCTTGTGGCTGCCCCTGCACCAGCCCCCACGCAACGCCTACGCTCTCTTGCGCAAGGCGCAACCATGGGCGGGTCGGATGAACTGGAAGCGCGGCTGCGGTCTGCTGTCACTGGCGAAACCTACGAGCAAGCCTTGACAGACATTCGCGGAAAACTCAAGGCGTACCAACAGCAGTCCCCATTGGAGGCTTTGGCCTACGAAGGTCTTGGCGGTGTTGGCACAGCGGCTGGCTTGACGCTGGCCACAGGCGGTGCAGCAGCGCCAGCGACCATCCCACGGGTGGCCACCAGTGTTGCCCCCATTGTCAAGGGCATCTTGGGAACCACTGCACTGGGTGGTGCGCAAGGTGGTGTGACTGGATTCTTGACTGGTGAAGGCGACCTAGTGGAGCGTGCAGCCCGTGTGCCGCAGTCCACTGTGATGGGCGCAACGCTGGCCCCAGCGGTGCAGCTTGGCCTTATGGGTGCAGGCAAGCTGACTGACAGCGTGCTGGATGCCGCGAGGCGCTTGACGGGTGGCCGTGGCGGCAAGGCTGCCGAGGCTGAGATTCAACGCCTGGCAGGCGAAACAGGTCTGACCACAGACGAGATCGTCCAGCGCATTGCCAATGGCGAAACCATGGGCGAAAACCAGACATTGCTGGCCGCAGTGCGTGGCCTGTATGCCCAAGGTGGCCAAGCGGCAACGACCATTCAAAAATCGTTGACCACACGCCCTGCGCAATTGCGCAAGGATGCTTTGACCGACATCCAAAAATCCTTGGTGGGTGATCTTACAAACTTCAACCTTGGACCACGGCCAGAGAATGTCTTGAAGTATTTCAAGCAAAGCGATGACGCAGCCAGAGCAGCCGAGCGTCAAGCCTATGGCCAAGCATTTGGCACTGGCGGCGTGATTGATGCCAACCTGTTGGGCAGCCTCACAGATGCCCTGAAGCGGTCACCGGGTGCTGTGCAAGACATCAATGCCATCTACACAGCGCAGACTGGCAAAAAGCCTTTCTTCTCTTTTGACAAAAAAGGCGACATCAAGTTTTCAAAAGCGCCAACATTGGAAGATGCTGAAGTCATTCGGCGCGGTATTCAGGCCAGCATTGACACGGCATACACCACAGGTCGCGGCGGTGTTGGCGAGGCATTGAAGCCCGTGGAGGGCGCATTGCGTGAGTCCATTGACGCCTCCTCGAGCGCCTTGGCGGCAGCACGCCAGCAGGCATCCACCCTGCGCGGTGGCCGCAAGGCTTTCCAAGAAGGCCGCACAGTGCTGTCTAAGAGCGCGGACGAGGTGGATGTTTACATGGACTCCATTGCCGACAACCCGGCCATGCTGTCAGCATTTCGCGCTGGCACGATGGATGCCATCCGCAAGCAAATGGGAACGGGTCGCGTGACCTCCATGATGAGTCGCCTTGCCAACCCCGAGAGCAAGGAAGGCGGCATTCTGCGCAGCATCTATCCTGGCGATCAGCTTGACAGCATCCTGACCCGCATCGGCACAGCAGCGCAGTCGCAGGCTGCCAAGAACTATGTGGTGGGCCAGTCGGCAACAGCCTCCACATTGTTGCAAGCTGGCCGCACAGGCTCCGGCATCACTGCCGAGGAATTAACCAACGCTGCTGGCGGCAACCCCATGGCTGGATTCCGAGTGTTGTCCAAGATGTTGAAAGACTCCAACGCTGGTATGTCAGAAAAGGATCGCCAGCGTGTGGCTCAGATTCTGACCAGCGAAGACCCCAACATCGTGCGCAATGCCTTGGTGGATGACAGCGCCATGGCTGCGCTGCAAGAGCGACTGCGCAGGCTTGGCCGTGTCGCCACCAGCAGCGTGCCATATGGCGCGGGTTATATTGGCGCTACCATGCCACGCAATCAAGAGGGGCGGTAAACATGGCTGGATTGTTGGGTGAGATTTTTGGCACGGCTGATGCGGCCAAGCGCAGGCTGCGCGACTTCATGGCCAACCCAGCATTGGGTGCGCAGCAGGCGCTGGGCAACCTCAACGACAGAGCGCGAAACCTCAACGAGATGACAGCAGCCGCAGCCCGTGAGGGTGTGGACTACGGCCCAGCATCGCAGCGGCTGGGTGGCTTAATGGCCGAGGGGTATAACCCTGTCGGTATGTTCATTGGTCCAGCATCGCCAATGTTCAATAAGCAAATGGCATTTGAGGCCACCAAAATGTCCAAGAAGGGCAAAACTCCACAGGAAATTTGGCAGCAGACTGGCACAGTCAAAGGACCAGATGGCCAGTGGAGGCAAGAGATTAATGATCAGCCTGCACAATTTAATCTTGCCAAAGACATTGAAGCTAAAGGCAAAAAAGTTGCTGAATCAGTTGCCACAAACAAGCAGGCTTTGACCGAAGCCCAGCAGCGATCCAAGCAGGGTAAAGATTTATTCCCAAAAGAATTAACTCAAGCCAAAAAAGATTTGAAGGCCCAAACAGAAGACATGGAGCTTTCACTTAGACGAGCATATGGCTATGCCGATGATCCACGCTCTGGAAACTTGGCCAGCATTGCCCTTGACCATCCAGAATTGTTCAAGGCTTATCCAGAACTAGCCAACATCATTGTCAAGCAAGGCGCAATGTCTGGGGCAGATGGAACGCTTGGGTCTTTGTATGGCAATTTGTTGAATGTCAGCAGCAAAGGTTTAACCCAAAACCCAAGGTCCACGGCACTGCATGAGCTTCAGCACGCCATTCAAGAACGCGAAGGCTTTGCTGTTGGAGGCAACACGCGAGACTTTGCCAAAATGAAATATGAGGCAGAGCAAAAAATTGGCTTACTCAATGACCAAATGCGTGCTTTGGTGCGGCAAATGGATGCGCCAGGATTGGCCAAAAAAGACAAAGATGTCTTGAGCAGTCAATACGAAGACCTGATTAATCAGCGCATGGGACTAGTCAAACAGGCGCAGATTGACCCCATGCAGGCATACGGCAGCTTGATGGGGGAGGCCGAATCCAGATTAACCCAGCGGCGCATGGACCTGAACCCACAGCAGCGCCGACAAAACTTTCCATTTGAATACACAGGTGACACGGGATACGGTCTGGATGTGCCGCTGGAGGGTTTGATTTACATGGACCAGTCCGGAAACATTTTGAATCGCGGCTTGCTAGGACCCTGACCCAAAAAACGCAGCGGTTAAAGGGTCGCGTTTGACTACGCGCCTTTTCTGTCTGCGCCTTGCATCGGCAAAGTCTTTGTCATCCGCAGTCAGCTTGGCCCTGAACTCTTTCACCCTCTGGGTGCTGGTCCTTCCAGTTAATGCTGGCGCTGGGACATCGACACCCTCGCCCATCTTGTATTTGGGCCGCCAGCGGTAACTGTTGCCAGCTTTGGCCCAGCCACCGATGTGGACCAGATTCTGAGCGTGCATCTTCTCCAGTTCGCGCTGCACAGACCTGCGCTCACAAAAGATGATGTCCACCAGTTCCCTGTCGCATCTGGCCCTGCCATCGGCCAGAACGATCTCCAGCTTGGGCCGGATGCGGGGAATCAGGCCAGGCACTTCAGCACCTCTATGTCCTTGCGGTACACCTGACCGAAGTGCATTAGGCTTGGCAGCTTGTAGGCATCCATTGCACCGGTGCGTCCGGTGTATGGCTGCAACTCTTTGCCATCGTATGTGCCAACCATCCTGTCGATCATGTTGGCAGGTGTCTTGGTGTCAGTAAATTGGGTCATTGTTTTTCAGGCAGTTAATTTGATATTCGAGTTTTTGGCACAGCCGATGGGCTGCATCACGGTCTTGCACATCTGACAAGCAATTGCCCACCATGTGAGCAGGTTTTTCTAGCCTGCGCTGCTGCTCATAGGCACGCTCAAGCTGTGCTTCCAAGAACGCCAGATCGGTGAGGTAATGGTCTTTAAATTTCATGATGACAGCCCAAAGAAAAGGCAAGCGGCCAAGCCGATGCCGATGACACAGGCCAAGGCAATGTCAAGGCAGGCGTCTGCACGGGCATTGGCCTTGGCATTCTTGACTTCAGGGTATTGGTTGAGGTGTTTCATGGTGTTCCTTTGTTGCGGCGAAACAGAGTATGGACTAAATCAAATCACAATGCAACACTTGTTTTTGTTGTATCAAATTAACAACAATGCCAAGTAAAATGCCGCCATGAACTCCATCCACGACATCCGAGACATGGCCCGTCTGCACAAGATTCAGATGAAGCAGGTCTGCACGCTGGCCCAAATACAACAGCCCCAGGTCAGCAGATGGCTGTCTGGGGCTGTTGATCCTCTGTGGTGCTCAGTCAATCAGATGGAGGCTGCGCTGTTTGAACTGATAGAACGACAGGAAAAGCAAGTCCCTGCCGCAGCAGATACCGCACCAGCGCAGCCTTAGACATCCCCAAGGCCTGCGCTGTGGCCTCCAGCTTGTCGAACAACTCCTGTTCAACGTGAGCCGCGATAAAGACCTTACCAGTCATCGCCACCAGCCTCAACAGCCGCCACAGGTGCGGCGCGGCCAATGCCAAAGTCATCAGCAGCCGATGGCTTGGCTCCACCCAATGGCTGGCCCTTCTTGACCAACAAGATGTTGTTCAGGCCGAACGACACCCCGTTATTGCCGGCCTGTGAATACGCATAAGCATTCAAGGACACCCGCACATAGTCGCCAGACACGATGTCATCCGAGCCAATGAGGTCATTGCCATGCGTGTCAATCGCGCCAGGCTTGCTGGTGCTTTTGACGTTGCAAAAGAAATGGCCAGCATATTCTTTGCCCAATGGGCTGCCATCGTTTTTGGTTTCGGTGTCGCCATCACGCAAAGGATTGCGCACATTCTTTGGCACTTTGTCGCCAAACTTGGTGGCCAATGCCTCTTTGGCCGCAGCCTTCATGGCACTCAAGGTGGCCGTGTCGGTCTTGGGAATCAGAATCTGGGTGCTGAATTCATCCTTGCCATTCATCTCATTCTTGCGAGATTGCAGGGCCGAGAAGTAAGAGGTGCGGACCTCGCCAGTCGTTACACGTGTAGTCATGATCGTTTCTTTCAGTTGATCGTTTAAAGGTTTTCAGCCCCATCAAGGTGATAAGGCGATTGCACTTTAGCATAAATAAAGTGCTTGTGTAAAAGTTTTTTACAGCGCACAATCGGGACTCTTTCAACCGCTAAACCGAGGAAACCGATGAAGCTATACCCGCATCAAGAGCAGTCCAAGCAGTTTTTGCTGGACACCAAGAGGGCCATCTTGGCCGACCAGCCGCGAGTCGGCAAGACGCTGCCCACAGCAGCCGCAGCCCTTGAACATCTGCCAGCCCTGATCGTCTGCCCAGCCATCGCCAAAACAGTGTGGGAGGCTGCATTCAACAAGCTGTCAGACGCCACTGTGCGTGTGGTCAATGGCAAGAATGACGCCATGAAGACCACGCAGCACCAAGTGGTCATCATCAACTACGACCTGCTGCAATACTTCAACAACGCTGGCTATCAAACGCTGGTGCTGGACGAATGCCATCGCATCAAAAACCCGATGGCCAAACGCACCAAGTCGGCAACCCTGCTGATGAAGCAGATCGACCGTGTGTATGCGTTAAGTGGCACGCCCATCCCCAACAGGCCCGTGGAACTCTGGCCCATCTTGCATGGCCTTGGCATCTATCGTGGCGGCTGGTACGACTTTGCCGCCAGGTACGCCAAGATGTGGCGCGCGCCGTGGGGATTGGATGTCTCAGGCTCCAGCAACATCCCAGAACTCAAAGCCATGATGAAGCCCCATGTGCTGCGCAGAAAAAAAGAAGATGTGTTCAAAGACTACCAAGACCCGCAGGTGTCGCTGATCACCTTTGACCTGCCCAACGACAAACGTGAGCAAGAGTTTGATGCCGATGCCCTAGTCGCAAACCCCAACGCCTTGCTGGCCTTTGAGGGCTTGGCCGAGATCATGAAAGAAGCAGGGATGCGCAAGGTGGATGCCGCTGCTGAATTCATTGATGACCTCTTGAACGCTGGCGAACCTGTCGTGGTCTTTGCCCACCACAAAGATGTGGTCGGGAAGCTGTGCGATGAGTTGCGCGTCCACAAGCCTGTGACAGTGGTTGGCGATACGCCACGCGCACAGCGTGACAAGGCCATTGAGTCATTCCAATCTGGCAAGACCAAGTGCATTGTCGGCAACATCGCGGCCATGTCCGAGGGTGTGGACCTGAGTGCTGCCGACACCATCGTCTTTGTTGAATGCACATGGTCCACCTCTGCTCTGGAGCAAGCATCTAGCCGAGTCGAGAACATCGCCAAGCATGGCGTGAAACCCATGATCTACATCCTGACGATCAGGGCATCGCTCGATCACACGGTGCTGGCCAAGATACTGGCCAAGCAGAACATCATCAATCAGATTATTTAAAGGAGCAAACCATGCAACACACTGAACGTAAACACGCCCGTCTGTCGGCATCACGCACAGAACGATTCATGTCATGCCCAGGCTCTGTGCGTCTGGAAAGTCAAATGCCCTATGAGCCAGCAGGCGAGGCGGCAGCCGATGGCACGGCCATTCATGAGTTGGCTGAACGAATTTTTCGTGGTGAGGAAATTGATGATCCAGATGTCAAGCCAGAACACTTGGCCATGGCCCAAGAATATGTTGACTTCATCAACAACTTGGTGGAAAAGCCGCGCAAGAAATTGATTGAGGTCAATGTCGATGCTGGGCTGAAGTCACTGCATCCATCTTTGGGCGGCACTGCTGATGCTGTGCTGGTCGATGGCGATCATTTAATTATTTGTGATTTAAAGACCGGCAGAGTGCCAGTCGAGGCAAAGGACAACAAGCAACTGCTGACCTATGCCCTAGGCGTCATGCGGCAGTTCAACGCGCCAGCCTCCATCCAATGCACCATGCACATCTTTCAGCCCCGTGCTGGCCACTCCAAGTGGACAGTCAGTGGCGTGGACCTGATCACCCATGGCCATGAACTCGAGAAGGCCGCAGAACTGGCGCTATCCCCAGACGCGCCAGTGATCCCCAGTTCTGATGCCTGCAAGTACTGCAAGGCCAAGACGATTTGCCCAGCCATGCGCCAGAAGGTCCAGGACAACGCACGCAAGGACTTTGCACCCGATACAGCCATCACGCCCGAAATGCTGGAGTTGGCCACCTTGGCCGCCGATTGGTCGGATGCGGTCATCACGGCTGCGAAGAAGCAATTGACAGACGGTGAAACGATCAGTGGATGGAATCTCAAGCCTGGCCGCAAGACACGGTTTTGGAAGTCTGAAGCCTTGGCAGCGGCTGCACTGAAGGACCACCCAGAAGCCTTTTCTTTAAAGTCACCGTCAGCTATTGCCGACCTGAAGATTGAGGTGTCCGAAGACCTGATTGGCGTGAAGCACGCTGCTGCTTCTTTGGCCAAGGACAAGGCAAAAAAGTCCGAGGACTAGAATCCACTTTCCCATAAAGAAAACCCCTGGGTGACGCGAATCACTCAGGGGTCCAAGTTCCCAACCCTAAAGGAAAACTAGCAATGACGATTTTACAGGCTGTGCTACATTTCAGCCATCGCTTGGCAGCGATTTTGTAGTGGGCCTCGGCCACCACTCTGCTCGCACTACCGAGTCTGCCAACCTTAACCGCAAGGTTTTGGAGAGTGGTGACCGAGGTTTTTTTGTTTGGAGTTAGTTATGAGTCAAGGTCGTTTTTTAGATACCGACACGTTTGAATCGAAGCTGGGGACCATCCCAGCCAGCAACGATCGGGAACGCGCAGCCTTAGTGGATGTGTGCGACACGATTGGTTCTGCCAAGCTGATGCTCTTGCAGCATCGAGTACGAGATTTCCATGCCGCGGACGTCATTCGTGTTGTCGAACTCATCATGAATGAGCGCAACCGCCTGGCCACTCTGCCTATGCGTGAGGTCTGACAATGTCACAAACCATTACATCCACAGCGCCACACCCTTCTCATGCAGTGGCTGTGGCCATTGCCGACCTCTGCCCAGAAGCACTGTTCTGCGGATTCAGGGTCAACCGCAAAGCCGATGGCACGTTTTCCAAGCTGCCTGTCTCTAAGGCTGGCGCTGGTGTCGGTGCTGACATCGACCATGCCCACCTTGTCAATGGCGATGAGTTGCGCACCATGACAGACCCACCCAACTCAGCCTTTTGGGGCATCTTCATGCAAAACCGCATGACGTATGACCCGTTTGGCGAATTGGTCCTGACCATCCTGGACCTGGACACCAAGCGATCCACAGCGCCACGCGACATCCGCATGGTCAAGCTGATGGACCTGGCCAAAGAGCGCGGCCTGCTGACTGAGCGCAGCCACAGCAAAAAGGGTGGTCACATCATTTTCTTGGCCTGGCCTGATCCAAGCCTGCCGCCCCAGATCAACCTTGGCAACCACCAAGAGATTGAAATCTTTGGCCACCCAAAGAGCGCAGGCAAAAACGTCATGTTCACTGGTGACTCCATGAGGGGTGATGTGATTGAACTTGGCTGCACGGTCGCAGAGTTTTTGGCCGAAGCGGGCATCCAAATCACACAGCCAGAAGTCAAGAAACCAGCCGAGGGGTTTGACTTCAGCCCACTGCTGAATCGCCACCAGACCGCGGCCAGCGACTATGACAAAGCCATGGACGCGCTGCAATACATCAATGCTGGTGCGGATTACGACACTTGGCTGGCCATGGGGCTTGCCCTGCAAAAAGAGTTTGGCGACCGGGCAAAGCAAGATTGGATGTCTTGGTCTATGAACAGGGCAGAGCCAACCAGCGCGGCTGACCTTGAGAAGCACTGGAAGTCATTTGGAAAAAAGGAAGGTATTGGCATCGGCTCCTTGTTCCACACAGCCAAACAGGCTGGATGGGAGCAGCCCACCAAGTCATCAGAGCGCCGGTCCGCGGTCGATGACTTTCAGAAGCTATTGAATCCAGTACCCGCTACAACAGGCTCACAGGATGAGCCACCAGCACCAAAAACCAGCCGCTGGCAGGCAGTGCCGCTGCAACTGGATGCGCTGGAGCCAATTGATTATCTGATTGATGGTTTCTTTGCCCACAGCTTTGCGGTCATTGCTGGCCAGCCTGGTGTTGGCAAGACCACGGCCATGCTGGCTGTGGCCCTTATTGCCGCGGGTTTCCAAATTGGTGATGCAGGCCTGAAGGCCGAGTCCAGAAGAAAAATCATCTATGTGTCAGAGGACACAGCGCAGGTCCGCAGGTCGCTGTTTGCTTACGCCAAGCACATGAATCTGGACAGGCAAGAATTGGCGAATTACTTTGTCCTGGTGGAATCCCTGCGGTCTACTGTGGATCAGGTGCTGGAGTTGGCCCACATGGTCATCGAACACACCATTGACGATGAGCGTCCATGGCTGATCATTGACACGGCCAACGCCACCTTAGACATAGAGAACGAGAACGACAACAGCCAGGTCGGCGCATACATGGCAGCCCTGAAGCAGACCATTTACACCCAACTCAAAACCTCCATCACCATCATCACTCACACGGCCAAGACCATGGCCAACACCGATGACAGCGCCATGGCCCGAGGTGCATCAGCCTATACAGGTGACGCCACATTGACCGCGGTGCTGTTTATGGATGAGGACAAGAACCGTTACCTGCGCCTGGGAAAGATTCGTTATGAACCGCCATTTAGGGAGATCATGCTGGTTAGCCACATCCACACCGAAGCAGTGGTAAACAGGCATGGAAGTTTGCAAGAGGTCAAGTGTGTGATCGTGGCTCCACAGTCATCCAGCGAGACAGACCGCAAGCAACTGCAAGCCACTAAGCAGCAAGAGCAGCACACCCAAAAGACCCAAGACAAATGCGACCGGGCTGTTTTATATGTGCAGTCGGTCATCAACAAGCACCAGAACGTCATTATCCGCAAGGGCAGCAATTGCCCCAAGAATCCACCGCCTGAACTGGCCGATTACTTTCAATTGGAGTGGTCAGCGATATATGACAACGTGCCAGGCTCGGACCGCGGTGACACCAGAAAGGCCATTGGCACAGCCGTATTCCACCACTTCAACCCAACCGATTTGACGAACCTGTGGGTCCAGTTGACATGATCTCGGGCGCACAAATCATGGCTGCTGAAGTCGACCGGACGACCGGACAGTCGACCGGACGTCCGGTCGTCCGGTCGACAGCCAATTGCCCTGAGTGTGGTGATGGATATGCACACATATGTGTGCATTCCATCCCCACGCATGGGAGAG